AGGAGCCATCATGTCTGACATGGCAAAACAGGCCCGCGCGGCCATGAAAGCAAAGGCCAAGAGCCTTACTACAGCCGACCCACACCAAAAGGTTGATTCGTCCACTTGGACCCCGCCAGAGCCGTTGAACACGACTGCCAAGACTGGGATGCGTCCCGTCAGCCGCCGTGCATTTAAGGCGGGTGGTAAGGTTGAGGGCGAAAAGGCCAAGTGCAACATGGGTCGCAAGCCGCGTAAGTCCGGTGGCGAAGCTACAAGCTGGGTTAACGCTAAGATTAACCGTAACGTGAAAGATGCCAACGAAGAGCGTGAAGGCATCAAGCACGTTGGTGGCATGAAGAAGGGTGGCCGTGCAAAAAAAGAAGAAGGTGGTCCAGCCATTAAAAAAATTCCTATGGGACAGTCTGGGTTGAGCCCTGAAGACAAGGCTGCGTGGGATAAGAAGCTCGAAGCGCCTTATACTGGCCGTCCGTTTGGCAGTGCAGATAAAGTTACCCCACAGTCAAAAACCACTAAAGAACTTAGCGGACATTTGTCGTTTGGTGGTGATTATAAAAAAGGCGGTCGTACAAAACGCAACACCGGCGGCGGCACCTTTACCAAGGGCGGCAAAGACTATCGCATGACCCCGAATGGCCCTCGTCCGCTTGAGGATGAAGGTCCAGCTCCTAAACAGCCCCCGATCCCGCAGCGCCCTCAGCGCGAGCCGGAAAAGGGAATGACGGGTGAGGAGGCTTCAGAGTTTATGAAGGCTCGCAAGTCAGGTGGCCGCGCCAAGAAAGCAGGCGGTGGCGATCTTGAGGCTTACGGCAAGGGCGTTTCCGGCGCTGCTGACATGATGAAGAAGGCATCGGCTCGCGCTGGTGTTCCCGGTGGCTTGTATGGCTCTGGCTTTACCCGCGTTGGCGCAGGCAAGCTTTCGCCGGCTGGCGCGGCAATGCCCATGACCCGCATGAAGAAGGGCGGCAAGGCGGAAGCCAAGGAAGAGAGCTACAACGCTCTTCGCGCCAAGGGTGGCACTCAGGTCATGGGTAGCTACAAGAAGGGTGGCGAGGCCAAGCATCCTGATGAGGCTATGGATCGCGCTCTCTTCAAGAAAATGGAAAAGGCTGAAGCCAAGAAGGAACGCCGCGAAGATGAGAAAGCCGATAAGGCGCTTATCAAGAAAATGGTGAAGCCAGAAGCTCGCACAGGCCGTGCATCCGGCGGTCGCACCAAGACCAAAGGCAAGACCAACATCAACATCGTCATTGCTGCCGGTAAGCCTGCCGGTCAGGGCGATATGATGCCTCCGGGCGGTCCTACGCTTCCTCCGGGCATGGGCGCTGCACCTGGCGGCCTTCCGATTCCGGTTCCTGCTGCTGGCGGCGCTGCCGGTGGCGCACCGATGCCTATGCCGATGCCTATGCCTATGCCTGCACCAGCGCCCGCTGCTGGCCCGGCACCTACGCCTCGCAGGGATGGCGGTCGCCTTACTAAGCGCGCAGCGTCCTACAAGGACATGGAAGCAGGCGCAGGCTCTGGCGAGGGTCGTCTTCAGAAGACGGACATTGCCAAGCGCATCCCAAAGCCAACCGAAAATGGCGTGATTGGCACGACGAACCTTGGCTATCCTAACAAGGTGCCGGGTGCTACCGGTGGCCGTACAGCCCGCAAGGCTGGTGGTAAGGCTTATCGTTCGTACAAGGACATGGATGCTGGCGCGGGTTCCGGCATGGGTCGTTTGGAAAAGACGGAAATCCAAGCGCGTAAGGGATGATTCATGGACGGGCTGGGGTAAAACTCAGACAACCGTGAATCGGGTGGAAGCAGGGTCCCCCCTCTTGCTTCCACCCTTTCATAAGGGGGGCCGTTGAGGGGAACGGTTATGGCTACGACATATCAAGCCTACTACAGGCATGAATTGAATAAACTTCTGAATGAAGAAATACAGCGAATGACAGATAAAGTGACTGGTTCTTACCAAGCAATCACTGATTTTGCTGACTACCGATACCATATCGGAGTCATCAATGGACTTCGTAAGGCTTTAGAGCTTTGCGATGAAGCGGAAGCCGTTGTTAACGGCAAGGAGTAAAAGGGGAAAACGATGCCTTACATGGTTATGGAACATGGTGAAGACCCGGCCAAGCCGTTGCTTGAGCAAGCTGGTGATCTTGCCAACGTAGAGGTCTTTAATAACCAGCTTTTAGTGGCTGTTTATGTCCGTCCTCAGAAAACAAAGTCAGGAATTTACCTTACCGACAAAACGACTGACGAAGATCAGTATCAGTCCAAGGTTGGTTTGGTGTTGAAGAAGGGTCCATCTGCTTTCAATGACGCAACCGGCGAATGGTTTAACGGCGTCACCATTAACGAAGGCGATTGGATTGTATTCCGCCCATCTGATGGGTGGAGTGTCACCGTCAATGGGCAAATTTGCCGTATGATTGACGATGTGAACGTCAGGGGTCGCATTGATCACCCTGATCGTGTGTGGTGAGGAGAAAACTCATGGATAACAAAGACGAACAGATGGAAATTGATCTTGGTGATACGCCAAAAGTAGAAGCCAAGGTTGAAGAAGACCCGGTAATTGAGATCATAGACGAAAATGCGCCTGAAACCCCGGTTGTTGAGGCTAAAGAGCCTGCAAAAACCAAGGTTGTTGACGAAAAAGACCCTGAAGAAGCGCTAAAAACGCTTCAAAAGAAGCTTGATAGCGAGCGCAAAGCCCGTGAAGAGGCCGAACGCCGTGCGCAGGCTGCTGCTGGCGAGGTTTCTGAGACAAATATGCACCTTGTAGCGACTGCTATTGAGACAGTGAGCCGCGAACAGGACATGTTGAAGGCTCAACTTCGCGATGCAATGGCCATTGGCGACTTTGACAAGGCTGCTGACATTCAGGCTGCTATGGTTGCTAACACAACCAACCTTAAGCAGCTTGAACGTGGCTTCGAGGAAATGAAAAACCAGCCTCGTCAGCCGGTTCAGCCTATGCCGCGCCAAGAAATCACGGTTGATGACCTTATTGATAAGGTTACGCCGCGTTCTGCTGAATGGTTGCGTTCAAATCGGGAAGCAATTCCTGATACCCGTGCCATTCGCATCATGGGTCGCGCGCATGAAGACGCTATCGACATGGGCATCATTCCTGAATCGGATGAGTATTTCCGATTTGTGGAGGGCCGTCTGGGCATTGGCAAACAGGAACAGCGTTACGAGGATGCATCCTCTGGCGCGGCAAAGCCTGTGAAAAGCCGACAGTCACCGCCTGCTGCACCGGTTTCTCGCGAACCTGTTGGGGCATCTAGCCGTCCCGGCACGATCCGTTTGACCGCCGCAGAGGTGGAAGCAGCCAAAATCAGCGGTATTAGCCCTGCTGAGTATTACAAAAACAAACTTCGCGATCAGAATCGCCTGAACTAAGGAGAAAATCATGGAAAATACAGCAACTACCCCAAAGCGCCGTGGTCGCCCGCCCCGTCCTGCTAAGGATTTGTTGGCAGCAGCGCCCGCAGAAGTCGTTTCTGAAGCCGTGGCGCGGCCAATTGAGCGCCCTGACATGAGGCCAAACATGCGTGAAGAAGACCCGCGCGTTGCCGCAGCCCGCCGTGCAGCCGAAATCCGTGCTAATCAGGTTCAGGATGATGGCGTGGATGAGTTTAAACTGCCCCCAGCGCCTGATGGTTGGACCTATGAATGGAAAACCAAGGCTGTTTTGGGCCAAATTAACCATGCTCACATGACGGAACTCTACCGTCAGGGCTGGGAAGAGGTCCCAACTGCGCGTCACCCGGAAGAAATGCCATTTGACGGCAATTATCCGACAATTGAGCGCAAAGGCATGGTCCTTATGCAGCGTCCGACTGTGATTGTGGAAGAAGCCCGCGCCATGCAGCTTATGAAAGCCCGCAGTCAGGTTAAATTCAAGGAAGAACAGCTTAATGGCCCGCCGGAAGGTGGCCTTGGGCATCGTGATCATGCTCAAGTTAAGCCTAAAATTACAAAAGGGTTTGAACCGATCCCTGTCCCTAAAGAGTAACTTTTGAAAATGGCCCGTGCAGTTCTTCTGCTGCTTTGCAATATGCTGCATGGGCCTCTTCAGGTGTAGTAAAGTTACCTAACCATTTTTGTTTTTTATCAACTACAATTCTAGCGCGCCATTTCTTAATTCTTTTGTCGTATCCAACCCCCTTTAGCCCAGCCAAATTATCCTTTCTAACTTTAGCGTTCTGGCAATTTTGATCATGTGTTGCAACACGAAGGTTTGACAGTCTATTATCTGACCTGTTGCCATTGATGTGGTCAACTTGATCTGTTGAGCTAATTGAAGTTCCACTGATAATCATAGCAAGCCTGTGCGCTAAATAAGATTTGCCATTGAGAGTTATCGAGATATATCCGCGATTGTGCTTTGTTCCTGCAATGTCTCCTTTTTTTATATGCCCTTTCTTATCTACTTTCCATGTAAACAAACCTGTTTTTGGGTCATAAGCTAGTTGCTTGTGTAATCCATCCATATCCATAACAGCCTCCAGCTACTGCATGAGCATAATGGAGTATGCTTAACAGTTGTCAAGCGTAATTTATTTATGTATTGTTTCTGTTAATTCTCCCCGGCGTGAGAATTTCGCCTGTTTTGTCCTCGTAGTTGCCCCGGTGTGCGACGAAAGGGATGCTCCTGAAAAGGAGTTGCCATTATGGCAAACACTAATGCCCCCTTTGGGTTTTCTCAGTACAGCGGCACTGGTTCGGCCCCGACCTATGAACAGGTTCCGGTCCAGATCGCCTACAATGCTTCCGCCATTTACTATGGCGATCCCGTAGAACCCGATGCAAATGGTCAGGTTATCCGTGGTGACGGCACGACCGCTGCTGCTGGTATTGCTGGCGTTTTCGTTGGCTGTAAGTACCTTTCGGTCGCCCAGAAGCGCACCGTTTGGTCCAACTACTGGCCGGGCTCTGATGTTTCTTCTGCCAACACGGTTGAAGGCTACATCGTCAACGACCCGAACGCTAAGTTTGTGGTTCAGACGGGCTCGACGGGTGCAACCCAGTCCACTGTCAACTTGCTCATCGGCTATGACATTGGCACGGGCAACGCAAACAATGGTCTGTCGGGCGCTTTCGTTGATGTAACGACTGCGGCTGCTGGCACCACCACCCTTCCCTTCCGAGTTATTGGCCTTGTCACTGAGCCTCCGGGTTCTGCTGGCACTGAGGCTGGCGCGTACAACCGCGTCATCGTTGCGTTTAACAACGTGACGACCAAGAACGCCACCGGCATCTAATAGGAGTTAGGGACCATGGCAGTTAATCTTTCAGCCATTAAAGACCTTCTCCTCCCCGGCCTCCGTGGGGTTGAAGGCAAGTACGAGATGATCCCGTCTCAGTACGACAAAATCTTCACCAAGCATGAGTCGCGCATGGCTCTGGAACGCACTGCTGAAATGCGTTTCTTGGGTCTTGCACAGCTTAAGACCGAAGGCGGCCAGACTGCTTTCGATAACAATGCTGGTGAGCGTTACGTGTATAACCAAGAGCATACTGAAATTGCTCTCGGCTACGCGATTACTCGTAAGGCCATTGATGACAACCTCTATAAGACCCAGTTCGCTCCGTCGAACCTCGGCCTTATCGAGTCCTTCCAGCAGACGAAGGAAATCTACGGCGCGAACATCCTCAACACCTCGACCACCTACAATGGTGCCGTTGGTGGTGACGGTAAGGCGCTTGTTGCTAGCGATCACCCGATTGATGGCAGCACGGTTTCCAACTATGCGACGAGCGAACTCAACGAGTCGACTCTTCTGAACAGCATGATTGCAGTTCGTACGAACTTCAAAGATCAGGCTGGCCTGAAGGTGTTTGCTCGCGCGCGTAAGCTCATCGTTCCGCCGCAGCTTGAGCCTGTTGCAATTCGTCTGACGAAGACTGAACTGCGTCCTGGCACGGCAGACAATGATGTCAATGCGATCATGATGACCTCCGGCGGCCTGCCTGAGTCCTACATGGTCAACGACTTCTTGACCTCTGCTACGGCTTGGTTCCTGCTTACGAACATTGACGGTCTCTCCTACATGGAGCGCGTGAAGTTCGAAACAGATATGCAAGTCGATTTCGTTACAGATAACCTGCTGGTTAAGGGTTACGAACGGTATTCGTTCGGCTATTACAATTGGCGTGCCATTTATGGCTCGATCCCATCGTAATCGTAAGAGGGTGGGGGTTCGCTCCCACCCTTTTCATCTTGGTGTATAGTTCACGTTGACCGGCCAAGCGGACTTTGCACAGACAACGTGGACGTAAGTGCAGGAGGACCCTATGGGTACGACTACTTTTACCGGCCCGATCAAGGCTGGTAACATCCTGAACACCAGCGGTTCTACGCTTGGTCAGGATGTCACCAATGTTGGTTTTGTTGTCATGGCGCAGTCTTCTGCGGTGACCCAAGCCAGCGGCGCAACTAGCATTGTGATCCCCGCCAATAGCCAAATTCTTAGCATCAGCGTGATGGTTACGACTGTATGGGATGGTGCTGCCACCACCTTTGGAGTTGGAACCACTGCGTCTGCCACCTTCTTGACCGCCGCAGGCGCTCTTGATGGTGCGGCTGTCGGCCCCTTGTCGGCAACGCCCGGCACGGATGCAACCCGCGCAGGAAACTGGAATGATGTTGGCACGACTGATCGCAAGATCGCTGTCACCTCTACCAACACCGGTGCTGGCGTGGGTGTCATCACGGTCACTTATATTCAGGCTCGTAACCTGACTCCGTAATCTAGAGCTATAGGAGGCTCACATGAAGGGTCGTAGCAAGCGTGCAAGCGGTGGCGTCAACCAGATGGCGCAGGATGCTGGCAAAAAGAATCTCCGTTACACCTACCAGTCTAATGTTCAGGACGAAGCCGAAGAGCGTAAGCGCGGCGGCAAGACCATGGGCAAGATGGAAGGCAAGAAGTCCAAGGCTAACATGGGCCGTCCTGCCCGTAAGTCTGGCGGTCGCGCTGGCTCGAACATGAGCCCGCTTTCGTCGGCTGCTAAGGGAACTCCGGCTCCGGGCCGTAACGTGTCTGGTAGCCTTGATTAAGAGGGGTCCCCTCCCTGCTCCTTAAGGCTATCAGGGCGGGGGCTTCATGCCCCCGCTTTCACTAGGAGAGCACCATGGCACGTACTCCTGCATGGCAAAGATCAGAAGGTAAGTCGCCGTCTGGTGGCTTGAATGAAAAAGGCCGTGCAAGCCTACGTGCTGCCGGTCATGACATTAAGCGACCCCAGCCAGAAGGCGGATCGCGCAAAGACAGCTTTTGCGCCCGTATGACTGGTATGAAGCGCAAGCTTACTGGCTCGGCCAAGGCTGCTGATCCCGACAGCCGTATCAACAAAGCTCTTAGAAAGTGGGACTGCTAACATGGCAGATAAACCTTTTTGGGAGCAAAAAGCTCCGAAAGATGCTAAAGTGAAGCATCTGAGCCGCAAAGAAATTCAATCAGCTAAGGCGAGGGCAAGAGCCGCAGGGCGGCCTTATCCGAACTTGGTTGATAATGCAGCGGTAGCCCGCAACAAGGGGAAGTGAAATGCAGTATAAAGACCTTGTTAAAACCGGAACTGGCCGCAGCGCTATCTGTGTTGTTGATGACTTCCAGACGCCATTCAATGTTGGTATCGCTGTTTCGCTTGCTGCGACTGCGACTTTCACCGTTGAATATTCGCTGGATGATCCGAACGCTGCTGGTTATTCCCCTGCAACGGCATCTTGGTATGTCGCATCCGGCTTTACATCTGGCTCGACCGCAATCGCAGGCGCATTGACAGTCCCTTGCCGTGCAATCAGCCTAAATGTTAGTGCAAGCACTGGCGCGGTGACGGCTAAGATTGTTCAGGCTGGTCCTGCCTAATAGGAGAGCCGCATGGCTAGTAGCGGCACATACACGTTCAACCCTGGCTTGGGTGAGCTAACGCTGTATGCGTATAACCTTATCGGTATACGCAATACGGCTGTTTTGCAGGAACATATGGAAGCTGCCCGCATGGCTTCCAACATGATGCTGGCGCGGTGGTCTAATCAGGGCGTCAACTTGTGGGCTGTTGATCTTGTCACGACCGCACTTGTGACTGATCAAGCTACATATCCAGTTGATGCTAATACGGTGATGATCCTGGATGCCTATGTCGTTAATGACGACAGTGGTGCTAACATTGACCGTATTATTCTCCCAATCAGCCGCACTGAATACGCAAGCTATCCAAACAAGGAACAACAGGGCTTTCCTACTGTTTTTTGGTTTGATCGTCTGCTAAACCCAACGGTGACTTTGTGGCCCGTCCCGAACACGGACAATGGCCCACAGTCTCTCAAATACTACCGCGTTCGTCGTTTGCAGGATTCAGGCTTGCAAAACGGCCAGCAAGTAGAAATTCCGTATCTGTGGCTTGAGGCGTTTGCGTATGGACTGGCCTATCGTCTGGCTCAAATTTGGGCTCCTGCTATTGCGCAGACGATTAAGCCTATGGCTGATGAATCGTATCAGATCGCAGCAGACCAGAACGTGGAACAGGCCCAACAGTATATCTCGCCTATGATCTCTGGCTATTATAGGTGATAGATGGGATACGCATCACGGTCAGGACGAGCTAAAACAGACCCTCGCAACCCAAGGGCGTTTGCGATCTGTGACCGTTGTGCGTTGTGGTACAACCATCATCAGCTTAAGTGGCAGTATGATTGGGCTGGTGCATCGCTAATTAACAAGCGCATTCTGGTTTGCGATACGTGCTATGACGAACCGCAAAACCAACTTCGTGCGATTGTTTTGCCGGCTGATCCTGTGCCGATTATCAATCCGCGTGTGGAACCATACGCATGGGATGAAATAGATCGTCGTCAGTTGTCTGGCTATAATGCTGTCAGCCCAACGACTGGTATCCCGATCCAGCAAGGCGACACGCGCGTCACATCGGAAAACAATCTTCCGACAGAAGACAAGCGCGTCACCCAGCAAACGGGTGCAGCTTCAGGTTCACTGAACGAGAAACCCGGCACTGACCCGAATGCGGTGACGTATCGTGACATCCTGAATGTTGCGAACAATGGCATTGGAATTATCCGTGTCACTGTGAACAACACAAATGGCATGATTACGGGGCAGAAGGTGACTGTGCAGGATGTCACTGGTGTGCCTAATGCCAATGGTGACTTCACAATTACTGTTGTGAACACCTCCCAATTTGAGCTTCAGAATGCGCTCTTCACCGGCACTTATACTGGCGGGGGTTATGTCATTAATAACCCAGCGTTGCCGTATCAGTTTGCTGAAGTGCCTAAAACGGGGCCGCTGTGATGCCAAGGTACGCCAGTAATATCCAAATCCCCAATCTTCCGGTTGCTATCTCATTGAATGGCACGGAACAGGTTGAGATCGTTCAGGCTGGAACTTCAGCACGGACAACTACCCAAGCCATCGCAAATCTGGCTCAGATTACCACCGCGCCAAACTACACAACGGCACAGAAAAATGCCTTGTCGGTTAATACCGGTGCAGTTGTATTTGACACGACATTGCAGAAGCTTTGCGTCTATACTGCCACTGGTTGGCAGACAATTACGTCAGTGTGACGCATGGCAAATGCTCAGATTCCCGGACTCCCAGTAGCAACTTCTCTGTCAGGAACAGAAGAGCTTGAGATTGTTCAGGCTGGCGTATCTCGTCGCACGACTACTGGCGCGGTTTCTGGCCTTACCCCTGGCCCTACCGGCCCAACTGGCACCCCCGGATTAACTGGTCCCACAGGACCCACTGGTCAGACAGGAGCTACCGGGCCGCAAGGTGACGTTGGTCCTACCGGCCCTGGCGGTCCTACCGGGTCAACTGGTTCTGTTGGGCCTACGGGTCCTACGGGTCCAACTGGCCCCACAGGTGCTGCCTCTACAGTTCCGGGTCCTACCGGCCCTACTGGCCCCACGGGACCAACTGGACCAACCGGCCCGACCGGACCCACCGGACCTACTGGTGCTCAGGGTGATATTGGGCCTACCGGGCCAACTGGGCCTACGGGAAATCCCGGTCCTGTTGGACCTACCGGACCCACGGGGCCGCAGGGTGATGTCGGACCTACTGGGCCTACCGGACCTACCGGTCCGCAAGGCGTGGTCGGGCCAACGGGTCCAACCGGGCCTACCGGCGATCAGGGTATTCAGGGCATCCAAGGTCCGACCGGACCTACGGGACCAACAGGCGATACTGGGCCGACCGGACCTACGGGTGACATCGGACCAACGGGTCCGACTGGCGCGGCATCTACGGTTGCTGGCCCGACTGGTCCCACAGGTCCGCAGGGAACATCATCTAATCTGTTCCTGTACCGCGCCAATACAGCGGCGACTAGCGGTTATCCGGGTGATGGTGACATCATTTGGAACAACGCTACGCAGACCAGCGCAACCTCAATTAATGTCAGCCATCTGACTGACAACAACATTGACGTTGATATTTTCTTGGCGTTGCTCACCGACACAGAGCAATTCGTCATTCAAAGCCAAACAGTCAGTAGCGATAATCAGGTTTGGCAGATCAACGGGACGCCAACTGTTTTTAACCCCGGCACAGCTACGGCTTACTGGTCGTATCCGGTTACGCTGGTTTCATCTTCTGGCGTGGGAACAACTGGTTTTGCGAACACTGCGCCATTGTTCTTGGCGCTGGTGAATGGCGTTTCTGGTCCGACCGGACCTTTGGGGCCAACCGGCCCGACCGGTCCAACCGGGGATATCGGGCCAACCGGTCCTACTGGACCCACCGGCTCGGCAAGCACGGTCCCCGGCCCCACAGGGCCAACCGGAGACATCGGCCCGACTGGCCCCACAGGCGCGCCTGGTTATATCGGCATGGATGGACCGACAGGTCCGACCGGCCCGACCGGAAACCCAGGTCCTGCTGGCCCAACCGGGCCTACCGGGCCACAGGGTAATGTTGGTCCTACGGGGCCGACTGGGCCGACTGGTCCGCAGGGTGTTCAGGGAAATGCTGGGCCTACTGGGCCTACGGGAACGGCTGGAGGCACTGGACCGACTGGCCCAACTGGTCCAACTGGTCCTCAAGGTGATCCTTCTACTGTTGCCGGACCTACTGGCCCCACTGGTCCGACTGGAAGTACCGGACCAACTGGTTCAATCTACCCAACAGGTGGATCGCCGGATCGTATTTTCTATGAGAATCAGACAACGATTACTCAGAACTATACGGTCAGCACAAACTACAATGCTGGTACGTTTGGCCCAGTGACGATCAACGCTGGCGCGGTAATTACAATTCCATCGGGTAGTGTGTGGACTATCGTGTAAGTAGGCATCAAGGGGGATTTCAATGCCTAGTAGCGACATCAAGGGCAAACTCCAAATTCAGGAGTTTGTCCGACAGCACAAACATGATCGTATTCTTGATATTGGCTGTGGCGAAGGAACATACGCAAAGTTGTTCCCTGAATCTCACATGACAGGCGTAGAGATTTGGAAGCCATATGTTGATCAATACAATCTAAACGATCTGTACTCTGAGCTTCACAACGTAGATGCGCGCTTCTGGGAGCCAGAAGAACAGCGTTGGGATGTGGCTATTGCTGGCGATGTGCTTGAGCATATGTCTGAAGAGGAAGCCAAGCGTCTTTTTGACAAGCTGCGGCTGTGTGCAGATTTAGTCATCGTCTCTATTCCATTTAACATGGAACAAGGCGCATGGGGCGGCAACCCTTATGAACGTCATGTCAAAGATGATTGGACGCATGAAGAAGTAAAGCGCGTCTTTGGTGATCCTGAATGGTGTCACATTGATCATCCTATTGGGGCCTATGCTTGGCGGGGTAAAGCTAAAGAGCGCCTGAAGATTTGCGTGTATGCGATCAGCAAGAATGAAGCGCATTTTGTGCAGCGGTTCTGCGAGTCTGCTAAAGATGCTGACATGGTTCTTATCGCAGATACGGGGTCAACAGATGGACTTCCTGACGAAGCTCTCAAGTATGGTGCTACCGTTCACCATATCTGCATCACTCCATGGCGCTTTGATCTGGCTCGTAATGCCGCTTTAGCGCTTATCCCACGTGACATGGATGTCTGTATCTCATTGGATATTGACGAAGTTCTTCAACCGGGATGGCGCGAAGAGATTGAGCGTGTGTGGAAGAAGGGTGAGACAACCCGCTTGCGTTACATGTTTGACTGGGGTTGCGGCATTCAATTCTATTATGAGAAAATCCATGCGCGTCACGGCTATATGTGGCACCACCCGTGCCATGAATACCCCATCCCAGATGGTCGTATCACAGAGGTCTGGGCGCAGACGGATATGCTTTTGGCTGTCCACTACCCAGACCCCACAAAGTCTCGCGGCCAGTACATGGACTTGCTTGAATTGTCCGTTAGGGAGGACCCGGAATGCCCCCGGAATGCCTTCTACTACGCCCGCGAGTTGAGCTTTCATGGTCGTTGGCGAGAAGCCATTGAGGCTTGCGAAAAGTATCTAAAGCTGCCCCGCGCCACATGGATGAATGAGCGCTGCTATGCCTACCGTGTCATGGGCCGGTGCTACAATGATTTGGGTGAGCCTTGGAACGCTGAAAAGGCATTCCAAATGGCTGCATCCGAAGCGCCAGATACCCGTGAGCCATGGTGTGAACTTGCAATGCTCATGTATCGGCAACATCGCTGGGAAGAGTGCTTTGCCTATGCCATGCGCGCTTTGCGGATTACGGATAGACTGAAGGTTTATACCTGTGATCCTCTGGTTTGGGGGTTCCAGCCCCATGATTTGGCGAGTATTGCAGCTTGGCATCTGGGCCTCCATCAGAAAGCTCTAGAACAGGCAAAAATTGCTCATGAAATGGAGCCTAATGATCTTCGCTTGAAGCAAAACCTAGAGTATATTCAGCGAGCTATTGAGGGGGACAAACAAGAGGCGGCTTAAATGGATGGGCAGACCCTTATCAATGCGGCTTTCGGCATTATTCTAGCTGGTGGTGGTTGGTTTGCCCGTGAGCTTTGGGGTGCGGTTAAAGAACTGCGGAACGACATCCATAAATTGGAGGTCGATCTGCCCAGCAATTACATCCGCCGAGATGAGTTCCAAGAAGGTATCAAAGAACTTAAAGACATCTGCCGTCAAATTTTTGACAAGGTGGACAGTCTTGAAAAACGAAAGGCTGACAAGAATGGACTATGACAACATAACCAAGCCAATTGCAGTGGCGACCGCTTTGATGAGTGCGGTTGGCGGGGGTTATGCGCTTGTCGATAAGTTTGGTTGGCTGAAAAAGGATGTTTTGAAGTGGCATGCTGACCATTTCGAAATTTCAAATGGCCCTGCTTCCGAGCCATTTAGGGTCATAGTAGCAAGGCAAAAAATTCGGGATGATTGTTCAGTTGAAGACTTCACACTTGAGGTGCGAGATTCTAACTACATCGTCCACCGGGCAACGCCATCTGTCGTTAAGTTTTCTGGTCCTGCCAGCCATAACGTAGATAAGCTTGGCTATACAATGACCATAGAAAACCCGGAGAAAGTGGCGCTTGGCGAGGCTAAACTCCTTGCTAGGATAGTGTACAAATGCCCAGAAGGGACTACGATTATTTCGTACCCGGATCACAAAAATCTAACCTTCAAAGTGGAGAGCAAATGATGGACCTTTTGAAAACATTTGGCCCTCTGCTTGGTCAGGTAGCTCCTACTCTTGCCACGGCTCTCGGTGGCCCTTTGGCGGGGATGGCGGTTAAGACACTTTCTAACGTGCTTTTGGGCCATGAAAATGGCTCTGAGGATGATGTGAAGGTGGCTTTAGAAAATGCCTCGCCAGAGACATTGGCCCAGCTTAAGCAAATTGATGCGGATTTTAAAGTTCGCATGAAAGAACTGGACATTGATCTTGAGCGCATTGCCGCTGGTGATCGTGATAGCGCCCGTAAGATGCAGGCCGCGACTCAGGATTGGGTGCCTCGCATGCTTGCGCTTCTGATTACAGTTGGGTTCTTTGGTATCCTTGTATGGATGCTTATGAAGGGAATGCCCCAGACTGGCACAGAAGCACTGTTGATGATGCTCGGTGCCTTGGGAACAGCTTGGACTGGAGTGATCAACTTCTATTACGGCTCCAGCGCCGGGTCTAAGGAAAAGAACAGCCTCATTGCAAATAAGGACAAGTGATCATGGCGGCGGAAAACTGGGAAAAGTGCTTTGAAATGGTTCTCAAGCACGAAGGGGGATACGTCAACCATCCGAAAGACCCCGGTGGCCGCACCAATCTTGGTGTCACCCAAAGGGCGTGGGAAGAGTATGTGGGACGCTCGGTTGATGAGGCTGAGATGCGATCCCTTACCCCTGAAAAGGTTAAGCCGTTCTACAAATCCCGTTATTGGGATCGGATTAAGGGCGACGATCTGCCTTCTGGTGTGGACTATGCTGCTTATGATCTTGCTGTGAACAGCGGCGTGGGCCGGGCTGCAAAGTATCTCCAATCCATCGCTGGGGTGCCATCTGATGGCATTATTGGCCCGAAATCTCTGGCTGCCATCAAGGATTGCCCTGCCGATGAGATGGTTGATGCCATGTGCGGTATGCGGCTGGAGTTCCTGAAAGCTCTGCCGACTTGGGACACTTTTGGTAAGGGCTGGGGACGCCGTGTGGCAGAGGTTGAAGAAAAGGCAACAGAGATGGCAAAAACCGCCTGATAGTGGTAAGTTCAGGCGGTTAGCGGAGTTCTGACATGACAACTGGCCTTAGCTATGCAGGCACTGTAGCTGGCACAAATAGCTACATTGATCAGATTGCCACTATGGCCGTTGTCCAAGTGAACGATCCTGCTTACGTAACGATCCTGCCGCAGATGATTACATACGCTGAAAACCGTATGTATCGTGATCTGGACTTCCTGTTCACATCTGTCTCAAACACCAGTTATGCCTGCACGATTGGCAGCCGCAGCATTGCGGTTCCGGCAGGCACCTTTGTGGTGCCGGAACAGATCAACATCATCACCCCGGCTGGGACGACTAATCCCGATAACGGAACCCGCGTCCCGTTGCTCCCAACGACCAAAGAGTTTTTGGATGCTTGCTACGGGTCTGGTTTGTCTGCAAATCGTGGTGTGCCGCAGTATTTTGCGCCGTTTGACGACTTTACGTTCCTGATTGGACCGTATCCTGACGCAGCCTATCAAGTAGAGATTGTCGGAACTATTCGCCCCGCCAGCTTGTCTGCAACGAATACCACGACATTCATCAGCCTGTATTTGCCTGATCTCTTCATCATGGCGAGCATGATCTATGTTAGCGCCTACCAGCGCAACTTTGGCCGCGCTAATGATGACCCGCAAATGGCTGTCTCTTACGAGAGCCAATATCAGGCATTGCTCAAATCGGCTCTCATGGAAGAAAACAGGAAGAAGTTTGAAGCGGCTGCATGGTCGTCTCAATCCCCGTCCGTTGTCGCTACACCGACGAGGTAATCCATGCCGCATCAATCGCTTAAGCTGCTTCCCGGTGTTGATCAGAACAAAACACCAGCGCTCAACGAAGCTGCAATTTCTGAAAGCCAACTGATCAGGTTCATCCCAGATCGGACACTTGGCGGCTTGGTGCAAAAGCTCGGCGGCTGGACAAAGTATTTCTCCAGTCCGATTGAATCAATTGTCCGCTGCCTTTGGGGTTGGGAGGATACAAATGCAAATTCCTATCTTGCTGTGGGTGCAGAAGGTCAAGGACCTCTGCCGATCACTAATGCAACGGGTAATGGCACGACTGTCACGCTAACTCATTCAGCAAACTACACGTTTACTGTTGGTTTTGGCATCACCGTTTCCGGCATCAACCCGTCTGGCTATAACGGCTACTACATCGTCACCAACTCGACCCCTACAACGGTTCAATATGCCAGCGCAGAAACAGGCGCGTATGTTTCTGGCGGCACGATCACTGGCGGGGGTGGATCGCTTAAAGTTATCAATGTCGGCGGTATCAACGACATCACACCGCAGACAACTACCGTCAATGCGACAGTTGATTTCTCAACGACTGCGGGCAGCAATGAAGTATTGGTGACTGATCCAAATTATGAGACAGACGACTACGATGTGGTTTATATCAAAACCCAAGTCAGTGTAGGTGGTCTGGTCCTGTTTGGTCAGTATCCAGTTATTCGTGTCTCTAGCACGACATATAACATCTATGCCTTGGATTCTGTTGGTGAGCCCGCATTGGCGACATCAACGGTCGCAAATGGCGGCGCTGTCGCTATTTACACATTCCAAACAAACAGCGACTTTGTGAATGTTGAGCTTGCAGATCATGGTTTGCAAGTTGGCGACACCTTCCCAATCCTGATCGCGACCTCAGTTGGTGGTCTGACACTGTATGGCAACTATCTAGTTTTCTCGGTCATTGATGACGATAATTTCACAATCTCAGCATTCAATATCGCTACGACTATCCCGGTAACAGGTGCAAGCGGAACAGGCACTACGGTTACGATCACTTACTCCGGTTCGGCAGAGTTCAGTATTGGCGATACGGTCAATATCTCTGGGATCACACCGGCGGGATATAACGGTGCTGTCACTTTGACGGGCGCTTCACCAAATAGCATTCAATATGCTGGTGCTGAAACTGGTGCCTATGTATCTGGCGGTCAGATCAGCGGATCGTACTTTGTAGAGCAAAACGGCGGCTTGGCTTATTTCCTGTACTCAAACGGCATTGGTCCAGCGCCAATTCCGGGCGGCTACGGTGTTGGCCCATATGGTGCCGGTGCTTATGGTTCTGGTGCACCATCCCTTACAGGCGGCGGTCAGCCAATCAATGCCGTTGATTGGACCCTTGATAACTGGGGTGAATTGCTAGTTGCGTGTCCCTTAGATGGGCCGATCTACGTATGGTCGCCTACCAGCGGAAACGTGGTTGCAACCATTATCGCAAATGCCCCGCCAATCAATCAGGGCATGTTCGTTGCTATGCCGCAGCGCCAAATCGTGGCGTGGGGGTCAACCTTTACCGGCGTTGGCGATCCACTGCTGATCAGGTGGTGCGATGTCAACGACTACGATCAGTGGCGCGCATCTATCACAAATCAGGCAGGCAGCTATCGCATTCCTAAAGGCTCGCGCATCGTTCAGTGCATCCAAGGCCCGCAACAGGGTTTGATTTGGACTGATCTTGGCGTGTGGGCGATGCAATATGCTGGCCCTCCATATGTTTATCAGTTCAACGAACTTGGCAACGGCTGCGGCCTTATTGGGCGCAAAGCAGCGGGTTCTATGGGTGGCGTTGTTTATTGGATGGGTCCAAGCCAGTTCTTCCGTCTTGCGGGTAGTGGTGTTGAGCCAATTCGCTGCCCCGTCTGGGATGTGGTGTTCCAAGACTTGGATACCAACAACCTTGATAAGATCAGGATCGCACCGAACAGCCGTTTTGGGGAAATCACATGGTACTTCCCAACCATCAGCAATGGTGGCGAGAACGAAGGTTATGTGAAGTATAATGTTGTGTTGAATGAATGGGACTACGGGTTCAATTCAAATGCAAACCCGTATGTTGCTCGTTCAGCGTGGATCAATGAATCGGTGCTTGGCCCTCCGATTGGCGCGGCACTTAATACGTTCATTTATCAGCATGAGACATCGCCTGATGCTGATGGTACAGCTATGAACAGCTACTTTCAGACAGGTTACTTTGTGCTGAATGAAGCTGATGTAAAGATGTTCGTGGACCAGATTTGGCCCGACATGAAATGGGGTTATTTCGGTGGGACGCAGGGTGCAAATATCTTGCTGACGTTCTATGTAACGGACTATGCAGGGCAAGCACCGTCTGTGTATGGCCCATACACGCTGACACAAGCAACGACCTACATCACACCACGCTTCCGTGGTCGCCTTGTCTCTATCAAGATTGAGAGCAACGACATTGATTCATGGTGGCGCATCGGAAACATTCGCTATCGGTTGCAGCCGGATGGGAGATTCTGATGGCAGCGTCTCTTGATGACATCCTTACAGCCCAGAAAAATGGCGTTGTAGCAATCAACGGCATTAATCAGGCCATGACTGGCATCTATGCCTATACAAAGGGTGCGCCACTAGCATCTGGTGCGGCAGGAACAGGTAGTTTTTCAACCATCTACACAGTGCCATCAGGAAGCCAAATGGCAATTGTAGACATTGAAATCTGCAATACATCTGCAACGCCAGCTACGTTTTATGTGTCTCTGGTGCCAAAAGGCGGAACAGCAGGCGCATCTAATGCTTTGTTTTATGCTGCGCCAATCAATGGAAATACAACCGTGCAGTGGACCGGGCAGCAAGTGCTTGCGGCTGGTGGGTTTGTTGCCGCATATGCATCTGCATCTACAGTAACGTTCAAGGTTGGGGGGGGACCTGGCTGATGACTATCACCGTTTATCCTCCCTACGGATCGCAGAACAATCCATCGTGGGTCACCCTTAATGGGACCAACACTGACGCATTTGGTCGGCTAAGAGTATCTGAACCGTTTACCATCTTTGACAGTCAGAGCCGTTTTGCTCCAGACATTCATTACAGTTATGTAACAGCAACAGGAGGAACGACGAGTTACAATACAAATCAATCGTCTGTTTCGCTTAACACAACCACATCATCCGGTTCTACGGCAGTTGCTCAAACATACCGTGTGTTCCCTTACCAACCCGGTAAGAGCATGTTGATGTATCAAAGTTTTGTCATGGCAGCCGCCAAGACAAACCTTGTTCAACGTGTTGGTCTTTTTAGTGCTTACAACGGCGTTTATCTTGAACAGGGACCAAACGGCGTTACTTTTGTGATCCGTACTTACACTGGCGGCTCTGTTGATGACAGTCGGTACGTTGCACAAGCAAATTGGAACGGCGACAAACTTAACGGAACTGGTCCATCCGGCGTGACGCTTGATCTGACCAAAACACAACTTTTGTTTTTTGACATTGAATGGCTTGGCGTTGGCAACCTTCGCTGCGGCTTTATTATCAATGGTCAGTATATTGTTTGCCACACGTTTCAGAATGCCAATCAGTCAACGTCAACTAAGGTCTATATGCAGACCGCTACGTTGCCTTTGCGGTATGAAATCACTAACACTGGTGCAACAGCAAGTGCATCAACGTTAACTATGATTTGTTCTACTGTAATTTCTGAAGGTGGGTACGATCAAGTATCTGCACCTCAGATTGCTAGACCAACAGGAAACGGCGTTACAATAGCAAACAACACAGGACTTACTTTCACGCCGTTAGTTTCCATCAGGATAAACTCATCGTACTTTGGCGCGGTTATCATTCCGTCCATCGTAAACTTCGTTGCCACAGCGCAAGGAAACTACGAAGTAGTGTTGGTTAGAAATCCAACATTGACTGGTGCAACATTTGCCGCAGGCCAAATTTCCGGCGGCATGGTTGATGTTGATACCGCAGCAACAGCTTGCACGGCTACAACAGATACCATTGTTCAAACAGACTATGTGGTGTCTACCAATCAGGGCTCGGTCCCAATTATCGCCCCGTTCGGCTATAATTTTGACCTTCAGTTAGGCGTAAGCGCGTCTCTGACTGGAAATGGCTTTAACGCTAGTGATGTAATAACTCTTGCTGCCCGTGGGATTAGTAACTCTCCTGCGGGATCAGGCATCGGTTCAATCGCCTTCTACAACCTGAGTCTCTGATCATGCCACTGAAAAAAGGTTCCTCACAGAAGGTCGTTAGCTCCAACATCAGCGAGTTGGTGCATTCTGGCCGACCGCAAAAGCAAGCCATCGCAATTGCGCTTGAAACGGCTCGCCGCGCCAAAAGGGCGTTTGGTGGCATGGGATCAACCACAACGACGACGACTACACAGGGTATGCCGATGGGCAAACCTATGGGCGTGAAGCCACGGGCACCGCGAATCAAACCGCATATTGGCCCGATCCATAGCCCTGTGGCGGGGCGTACCGATCACCTTCCGATGCATGTTCCGTCAGGCTCTTATGTGATCCCGGCTGATATTATCTCTGCCATGGGTGAGGGAAATACCATGGCGGGGTTCCGCATTATGACCGATATCACTAAACAGTATGGCGGCCTTCCAAAAGCGTATGCGCAAGGCGGGTTTGCTGGCGAATTGGTGCCGATTATCGCTGCTGGCGGGGAATATGTTATTCCGCCGGAAGTTGTTGTAGGCATGGGTGGCGGCGATATGGATGCCGGCCATAAAATCTTAGATGATTTTGTGAAGAAGCAGAGAGCTAAAACGGTTCAGACGCTTAAAAAGCTCCCTGGGCCAAAACGTGATTAAGGACTAAGAGGGGACAGTCCATGTTTGAAAACAGCTTTGGAGTTCGCGCTGGAACACCCGAAGACATTGATCCAATGATGCAGTTGGCTTTGGCTGCTTGCGAAGAAAATGGCTTTGTAGAGCCAAATCCGCAGAAGCTTTTGCAGGAAATATGGCCCGCCTTAAATCTAGAGCATGGATTGGTCGGGATAATTGAGGGTGAAAATGGCATTCTGGAAGGCGCGGTTCTTCTCAGGATTGGCTCTATGTGGTACTCTAACGCTAGGGTTCTGGAAGAAAAGGCTATTTTCATCCATCCCGACTACCGTTCCGCTAAAGGGGGGCGAGCGCGTAGGCTCTGTGAGTTCACTAAGCTGGTCGCGGATAGGCTCAAAATGCCCTTAATCATTGGCGTTCTGTCAAATCACCGGACCAAGGGCAAAATTAAGCTCTATGAGCGCCAATTTGGTGAGCCATCGGGCGCGTTTTTCCTCTATAATGCCCGCACCGGCTCTGATGCCGGAGCGCAGGCCGCAGCGGAGTAATCGGTATGGGTGGGAAGACATCCACATCTACGCAATCGGTGTCGATCCCACCGGAGGTTATGGCCCGATACAATGCGGTCAACGCACGGGCTGAAGAAGTCGCTGCTACTCCATTCCAACAATATCCCGGTCAGTTTGTTGCTGGGCTCACCCCCACACAACAGGCCGGTATTCAGGCCACTAATGTCGCCTCGCAAACAGCGCAGCCTTACTATGGCATGGGCGCTGGTTTGACCTTGGCAGGGGCTCAGGACGTTGGGCCTCTGACTCGGCGTCAAATTGGCTATTATGAAAGCCCGTACACTGAGGCTGTTGCAGCCCCCACGTATCAGGCTCTTCGTCAGCAGCAGGGTCAGGAATTGGCCCAGCAACAGGCGACAGCCATTCGTTCTGGCGCGGCTTTTGGTGACCGTTCTGGCCTTGAGCGCGCCAATCTGATGCGCCAACAGGCTCTTGGCACGGCGCAGGCTATGGCCCCGATCTATCAGCAAGGCTACGGTCAAGCTGTGCAGACTGCCCAGCAGCAGCAGGGCGTCATCGCACAAGACCTTGCTCGCCGTATGCAGGCTGGTCAGCAGATTGCCGGTCTGGGCACGGGCGCACAGCAGGCAGCATTGCAGGGCGCACAGGCTCAGTTGCAGGCTGGTACGGCTGAACAGCAGACTCAACAGGCTGATCTTACGGCCCGCTATCAGCAGTTCCTGCAAGAGCGTGGCTATCCATTCCAAGTGGCTCAGTTCCTCGCCAATATTGCGATGGGTACTGGTGCGCTTTCTGGCAGCACGACCACGACGACCCAGCCCGCAGGCTTCTTCTCAGATCGTCGCCTGAAGCACGATGTTGAGCGCATCGGCCAAACCGATGATGGCTTGCCGATCTATAGCTATAAGTACAATGGCGATGATCGGACTCAGATCGGTCTGATGGCTCAGGACGTTGAAAAGGTGAAGCCTGAAGCGGTTGGCCTTGCTCCTGCGGCAGACGGCAATCTCTATAAGACGGTGGACTATGAAAAGGCCACGGAATCAGAAGGCGGCGGTGTTATGCCTTCCCGTGCTGGCGAGGGCTTCTATCGTGGTGGCTACGCTGTTGGTGGCGGTGGTGGTCTTCTCGGCACAACAGACCTGAACGAGATTCTGAAGTCTCAGCAGCAGTTCCTTGGGCCATATGCGGCAAATGCACCTTATAGCCAAAAAGGTGCTCCCGGCGGCCAAAGCTACGTTCCGCAGGCATCATTGCCCACGCCAAAACTTGTCACCGCTGGCGGCTTGCCCCAGCAGCAGAAGTCTGGTGCGCAGCAGGCTATGGAAATCGGCAAGGGTGTCGCTGACATCTACAAGACCGGCAAAGAAATTAAAGCCGGGTTTGGCGAAATCAGCGACTACTTGAAGGACAAGATGAAGGCCGATGGCGGCTTGATTGTCCCGCGTCATGCTTATGAAGACGGTGGCGATGTATTGCCGGGCGTTGAAGATGAAGATACCCGTATGTCGGGTAACGAAGTAAACCCGGCTGGTGTGCCTAAGTCAGGCTTTGCTGAAGGTGTTTTGGAATCTGGCAAGCGCGCTAATGAGCTCGCTGTCGCTAAGGGTGGACCTGGCGGCGGTGGTGGCGGTGGCGGTCTTGGTTCGGGGCTGAAAGATGTTGCGTCACTCATTGGCGCGGGTAAGACGCTTTGGTCGGCTGGTACTGCGGTTGCAGAGGCAGCACCGGCGTTCTTTGCAATGTTCTCCGATGAGCGCTTGAAGGATAACATCCGCCAAGTTGGCGAAACCTATGACGGCCAGAACATCTATGCCTACGACATGGGTGACGGCAAAACCCAGCTTGGCCTGATGGCTCAAGAAGTTCTTGATCGTAAGCCTGAAGCTGTTGGCATGAATGACAACGGTTATCTGATGCTGGATTATGACCGCGCCACAGAGGACGCCAATCCATTTGCATATGGTGGTTTGGTGCCGCGCAACGGATACCAAGAAGGTGGGGAACCTGTCAGTCAGGCAACTGAGCCCCCAAGTGAGGCAGAGGATCGCCTCAAGCGCACTATGGATGCCATCCGCCGCATTGAAAGTGGTGGTCGCTACGACATTACCGGTCCTGCATCCCGCAAGGGTGATAAGCCATATGGCGCATATCAGGTCATGGGCGCGAACATCCCATCATGGACAGAGGCTGCACTTGGTCGCCGCATGACCCCAGAAGAATTTTTGGCGGATCGTGAAGCGCAGGATACGACTGCAAAGCATCGTTTGGGTCTGTATCTCCAGCAATATAATGACCCTCGCCAAGCGGCTTCTATGTGGTTTTCTGGCCGTCCTATGGAAAAGGCTGGCAACGTCACTGATGTTCTTGGCACCAGTGTACCGAAATATATCGGCATGTTTGATCGTTACTACGGCGGTCAAGACCTAGCGCCGATGCAAGATACCGGATCGGCTCGCCGTCCCGGCGTGTTCCCAACAGGTGTTGAGAATAAATATGCAGGCGCTCCTGCTGAGAAAGCATCCCTTGGCGATGTCGCCCGTGAATATCTGCCATCCGGTACGCCAACCGGAGAGAAGTTCTGGGTTCCTGCACTTGGCTTCTTGGGCTCAATGCTTGCGTCTAAGTCGCCCTTCCTTGGTCAAGCGATTGGTGAAGGTTTGGTTGGCGGTGTTGGCGCTTACACGGCTCTTAACAAACAAGAAGCTGACATTGAAAAGACCCGCGCTGAAGCCGGGTTGCTCGGTGCGCAGGCTGGCCTCACCGAAGCCCAGAAGCAAGTTCAGTTGCTCTCGGTCTATCCGTTTGAGTTCGAGCGCGGCAGTGGTTGGGTTCTCATTGATCGTAGTGACCCAGCCAATCCTAAGCGCCGCATGGTCTATGATCAAAGCGGGAAGCCGATCACTGATCCAAACCTCACGCCTGATCAGGCTCGCGCTCGCGCAGCACGTGTTGGTGAGACTGTCCCGTCTGGTGCGGGTGCGGGTGCAGAACCAGCAGCAGCGATGCCAAAGCCGGGCGATTTTGACCCTGCCAAGGTCACGCCTAAACAGGTTAGCGAAACTGCGCTGCCTGTTGAGCGCCCAATCCCCGGCACTCGCAATGTCGTGGTAGACATCCCTGAAGGCTTCATCCCGACCGATCAGTCTGCGCTCTCGCGTGAACTGAAAGAACGCCCTGCATTTGGCGCAACGGAATTTAAGAAGGTTGAGGAGCAAGAGGCAATTGCTTCTGCTGCTACAAAAACACTGATGCAGCTTGAAGCAATGCGCCGTCAGTACAACAACATTCCACCTGGAACATTGTTGACCGGCACAGAGTATGCGCCTCAAGTTCTTAATGCTCTCAAGACCATTAAGGGTGTTGCCAACGCATTTGGCGGTGACATCAGTGCCGACTTGTCGAGCGCAACGGCAGCCGCAGAATGGTTGAACAAAGAACAGTTCCGTCTCGGCGCGGAGCTTCAGCGTGGCTTGGGTCGTGAACCCGGCTTCATTCTGCAACAGATGGTCAATGCGAACCCTGGCGCGAATAACACGGCTGTTGGCTTTGCCCGAATTGCATCTGGTATGGAACAGGCTGCAATTTATGAAAAGGACAAGGCTGAGTTCTTGAACAACTACTACATCAAGTTTGGTCACCTCCGTGATGCAGACAAGTTGTTTAAGAAGATGAACCCGGTTCAGACCTATATTGACCGTGCAACCTATCATGCGATCCCAGAAACAGATCGTGAGAAGTTGACGGCATATATTACGGCTAACCGTGAAAAGTATCCTGATGCCGTCAATCGTGTCATGCAAACCTTTGACAAGACCTACGGTAAGGGTTCCGCCAAAGTTGTGATGGGAGGTCAGTAATGGCTGATGAAATGCCGCCTCCCATGCCGCAATTTGGTGTGGTTGAGCGCCCCGCTAAAATAAAGCCCGAAGCAGAAGCCCCGGCCATGCCTACGTTTGGTCCGGGTGAGCCTGTCCCATATCAAAAGGACTGGGAAAAAGCTTCGTGGGAAGAGGTTGGCAAAGGCTTTAAAGAGCAATTTGTGCCTTCTGTTGGCCGTGCACTTAAAGCAATCCCCGAAGCCATTATGAACCCTAGCCAGACGGCAGAAGGGTTTAAGCAAATCGGAACTGGCATTGCATCTAAAGTACGCGGTGCCTTTGGCGAGGAAAAAGCTCCCGAACAGAAGATGCAGGATGAGGCAGTGATCAATGCGATCATTGAACCTTTTACATCTATGACTGGCTTTAAAAAGGCATTGGCTACTGACCCATATTCCGTCCTGTCTATAATGGCGATACCGGTCAGTGGCGGCGCTGCGGCTGCTGGCGCGGGTGCAAAGGCTGTAGGAACTGCTTCTGTTGCTGGTAAAGCGCTTCGCGGCGTGGAATTGGCCGGCAAAGGCGCAGCCATGGCTATGGACCCAATCTTTGGGGCTGCCAAACTTGCTGGTTCTGCGTATGAAAAAGGAATAAAGCCTGGCGCGCAGGCAGCCATTTCTGACGTATCCGGCGTGTCCCGCCCCGCCATGGACTTGGCATATGAGGCGGGTCGTTCTGCAGACCCTGTTGTGAAAAATGCCTTCAACACCTTTGCTAAAGGCCAAGGTAAAGCAGAAGACTTTTCGCAAGCTGTGTCTAAGGCTGCAAGCCAGATGCGTGATGCGGAAATCACTGCATGGGCAGCAGATAAGTCAAATGTTCTGGCGCTAAAGCAGATCGTGCCGCAGCAACCAATCTTGGATGCTATCCAAGAAGCTCGTACTGCAATTGGCCCGCGCAATCTGTCGTTTGGCCCTGCCGCAGATGCACACGCTAGGCTTGATCAACTACAGCAGTTGATGGCTCGCCGTTTCAACATGCCACAGACAAGCCCAGCAAGGACGCTGGAAGGCTTTGATCAGCTTAAGCGCACTCTTTATGAAATGGGTGAGCGCGAACCCTCTGGCATGGTTTCTAACGCCATTAAGAAAGTGAACTCAGGCGTCCGTGAAGCCATGGGTCAAATTTCTCCTGAGTATGTGAACCTCATGGAGAAGTATCAGACCCTTAACGACAAGATTAAAACGGTTAAGAAAAGTCTCTCAACCGGCGACAATGTCAGCGCTATTCGTGAACTGAATACCTTCATTCGCGGCATGGATGACGTTGAAAAGGGCCGATTCATCGCAGAATTGGCAAAGTATGATCCGCGCATCCCATACATGGTGGCTGGCGCTACAATTCATCAGGCAGCCGGAAACCCATCTGGATGGGGTAAAATCCTATCATATGGTCAAATGGCTAATATCGGGTATGGCATTCACCGTGGTGATCCTATCCATATCGCTGGTGCTATTGGCTCTTTGGGCGCTCAGAAGGTGTTCGGGTCGCCAGAGGCGGTCGGGAAGCTTGCCTTTACCGCAGGCCAGATCGCGCCTTATGCGGAACCGGTTGGTAAGGTTATGGCTGGCGCGGCTCGCGTTCTTCCAGCGCCTCTGTCCCGTATGCAGAATGAAGAGCTTTTGGAAAGCGTCCGCGAGGAACGCAAGAATGGTGGCCGTGTCCTGACGGCAGATCAGCTTGTGGCAGAGGTGGACCGCGCCAAGAAACGTATTAACGACGACACGAAAGTGTTGTTGAATACACCAGACAACCATGTGGCCCATGCCCTGGAAGTCGCCAACCGTCATCTTGAGGGTTAACCATGACCTCCACGTACACAACTAATAAGTCCTTGGAGAAGCCCGCAAACGGCGACTACGTTGATACGTGGAACATCCCTGTCAACGGGGATATGGACATCATTGATAAGGCCCTCGGCGGCACGTTGTCCCTAAATGCGACCGCTGGGAACGCGACCTTGACATCAACGCAATATCAAAACCTGATCTTGCATGTAACAGGTTCTATTGCAGCGGACGTTACTTACACCATTCCGTCCACTGTTGGCGGCATGTGGATCGTATATAACAATACCACTGGCGGCCAGGATGTTATTATCGCCTCTGGCGGGGGCGGGACGACTGCTATTGTCCAGCCAGATGATATCCTTCTTGTTGTGTCTGATGGAACCAATGTATGGATCGCCACATCAGTATCTAACGTCCCTACGGGTGGTGGAACTAACAAGGCTTTCTATCTTAATGACACGGTGATTGACACGAACTACACCGTGCCAAACAACCAGAATGCTGGTACATTTGGACCAGTGACAGTGAACTCTGGAGTGACCGTGACTGTAGGGTCCGGTTCCTACTGGTCAATCGTGTGAGGATGTTATGCCCGTAACAATCAAATCTACTGGCGGTGGTTCAGTCACAATGACGGCGGCAAGCACTGCCTCTGATTATACGGTCAATTTGCCAGCGACAAATGGTGACTTGGCAGTTGCAGTTTCTGGTGCGGTTCCTGTCTCTCAAGGCGGCACAGGCGCAACCACGCTGACAGCCAACAACGTCCTTCTTGGCAACGGCACAAGTGCTGTTCAGTTTGTTGCTCCCGGAACAAATGGCAACGTCCTGACATCTAACGGAACAACTTGGACAAGCACTGCGCCAACTACATACACCTCTAACGCCAGCCTATTTACATCCAGTAGTAGTTGGACTGCGCCCACTGGCGTTACTACTGTTTATATTTCTGGCTCAGGAGCTGGTGGCGGTGGCGGTGGCGGTATTAATACTGCCCCCGGTGGCGGTGGCGGTGGCGCTGCTGCAATTTTGAAAACAGCCTACACTGTTGTTCCCGGAACCGTATATACCGTGACGATTGGAACTGGTGGAACTGGCGGAACCGGTTCAACTTCTAACGGAACCGCTGGCGGCACGACATCATTTGGCGCTCTTGTTTCTCTTGCTGGTGGCGGCGGTGGTGTCGGTTACAGTAACGGTCGTGGCGGAGGCTCCGCTGGGGGTGCTGGCGGCGTTGCTGGCATCAACGGATCAACAAGTAACGGCGTTGGCGGATCAGGCGGCGGCTCCATCTGGGGTGCTGGAAGCGCCTGTCAACCTTCATCTGCTAATGGTATCGCAGGTTCTGGATATGGCGCAGGCGGCGGTTCAACCAATGCTGGCGGTGCTACCAGCGGTAATGGTTCTGGCGGCTTCATCCTTGTGGAGTGGTAATAATGGCTATCGCTGAAGAGGGCCGCATCTACGCCCAAATCCTTCATGGGAAGGTTCATTGGATTTTTGACAAATCCAAACTTCCTGAATGGAATGATGAGCATTGCCCTGCGATTGACATCACGGGCTTAAATCCCATGCCAGAAGAAGGCTGGTCATATGACGGCTCGTCATTTGCCCCGCCAGTGCCTGATGTTGAATACGCTTGGCAAATCTTGCGTGAGATGCGTGACCGTTATCTCGCTCAGTCTGATTGGACTCAGTTTCCTGATGTTCAAGCAACTATGGCAGAAGAAAAGAAGGCGGCATGGGCCGTTTATCGTCAGGCTCTTCGTGATCTTCCTGCAAACACAACAGACCCGTTTAACGTAACGTGGCCTGTTCCTCCGGCTGGCGGGGTGTAAGATGTCAACGATCAAGGTCATCAACGCGATCCACCCAACTGGGTCTACCAATAACATTGTGCTAGACAATGCTGGTAATGCAACGATTGGCGCGGCTCTAACAACTACAACGGCACTTACTGCTGGAACGACAGTTACAGACAGCAAGGGTGAAGTTCGCACTGTCCCGGTTAATAGCCAGACAAGCGCATACAATGTCGCCTCATCTGATGCTGGAAAGTTTATCAGCATTACGACTGGCGGGGTTAGCGTCCTGACAACAACTGCATTCACAACGGGCCAGTCAGTGTCTATCTACAACAACAGCGGTTCATCGCAGACGATTACACAAGGCGCTTCTGTCACGATTTACCAAGTTGGCACGGCTAATACGGGCAATCGCACATTAGCGCAGCGCGGGCTTTGCACAATCCTCTGCGTTGCCTCTAATACCTATGTCATCACTGGCGGCGGAGTGACCTAATGACCGCTTATGCGATGCTTCTGGGGGCGGCGGCGGCTGACTCGTATGAATACTTGATTGTTGCAGGCGGTGGCGGTTCGGGCGTCTCTGGCGGTGGCAATGGCGACCAACCCGGCGGCGGTGGTGCGGGTGGTATGCTGACAGGCACATTTACACCTGTTGGTGGATCAGCTTATACAATTACTGTTGGCGCTGGTGGTTCAACGACTACCAACGGGTCTGACTCTTCAGCACTGTCATTAACTGCAACTGGTGGGGGTCGGGCTGCTGGTAATAACCAAGTAAACGCATCTGGCGGGTCGGGCGGAGGGGATCGTGCTGATGGTGCCTCAGGCGGCGGTGCTGCGGGAACATCAGGGCAAGGCAATTCTGGCGGCAATGGTTACTACAATGCTGGCGCGTCTCAATATGCGGGCGGCGGCGGTGGCGGCAAAGGCGCGGTGGGTTCTACATCAACCACCAGTGTTGGCGGGAATGGCGGCTCTGGCGCTGAATGGCCCACAGGTTCAGGCACCTACTACGCAGGCGGTGGTGGCGGTAACGGCAACGGTGGTGGCGGCACAGGCGGCACGGGCGGCGGTGGTAATGGTGCTACTGGAACTAGTAGCGGAACGCCGGGGACAGCAAACAAAGGCGGCGGTGGTGGTGGTTATAACGCGGGGGGGTCTTGCGTAGTGATCATCTGTTAC